GTGCCTGAACAAGAGCATTAGCCGAGGCTACAATGTTTGCAGCAGGCTTGACTTGACGAACAAGAACCTGCGAGACCGAGATAGCGCCATCGAGCTTTTCAGCAGTAAGGCTATTAACGATTTCCTGGCGAATCGACTGTTCCATCTCAGCACGGTTGTCAGCCATCTTCAAGGACTCGTACTTACGAGCAACCTTGTATGCAGCATTACGACCAAGCTGACGGATGTAGTTGTACATCAGAAGAGTATCACCTTCTTCGGTGTCAGCGTGAAAACCACGGTTCTTCTCGATGTAGAGTTCTGCGACAGAACCTGGATTGATCGAGTAGATCACTGCCATATCGAAGTCGGCAACAGTCGAGTTGTCCGAAGCCAATGGAGTCAAGTCAGACACATCAACCTGAACGTCCTTCGTTGGGAATGTCATGACATCACCGAAGATGGTCTGATTAACAGAACCAGGCATCAACTCAGTGGTTTCAATAGTCTTGTCGAACGAACGACGAACACCAACTTCACCTGTTTCGATACGAGTACATGCAGCAGTCGTGGCCATCAGACCAGCGAGAACAGCAACCTTAGTAACATTTTTCATAATATATTCCTTTAAAACAATACAACGATTGAAACTGCAATCACAGTCGCCAAGGTGGCACAAGCCAAACTATACCCCAGCACCTTGGCGAGCTGAAGTTTTTCACGACCACTTGCAGCAGTGAAACCTTGGATCGCAAGGAACACGACTGCGAAGATAGCCAGAAACGCGAAAATCATTTTACTCATTCTATATCTCCTTATACATCACTTATTAGATAATGGCAACAGCTATTCGAAACTATCTGCCTTAAACATCTGCTTCTCAAACCGATCTAGAATCTCATAAAGATCGTCATACTTACCATCTAACACTGCCAGATTCAACTCACGAAAGTATGGTCTGAATTCCCCGAACACAGCTTCCGTAATAGCTCGCTGCGTTTGCACGATGGCCTTAGGAAGTGCTTCGGGGCGGTGATCATCTACCCACGCATCAGCGCCGAGCTTGGCTCGGATACTATACCGCGTCTGTGTGTAGCGCACCACGTCCTTATTCATCGTGGCTTCTACATTAATCATAGAAGAAAGGAGCCCCTCAGGCTTCATACGGCGCTGATAATTGCGACCAGCTGATGCCTCAACTGCTTGTACTAGTTTACTCATCAACCAGGTCCACTTCCATTACCCCAAGCCTTGGCAGGACCGGTGTAACCAGTATCTGCCCAACGCTTATCGATGCGAGCTTGAACTTCATCGAAGTGCAGAGGCTCATAGTTCGTATGCTCAACCGAGACACACAGATAGCGAGGATCCGGGAAGTCAGCATATATGATTTCGTTTCTATCAGCATTAACTCCCCACGGCATTTTGACCTCATTCGCATGAAGATGTCCATGGACGTTGACCTTGAAACGTTCTGTCACACAGTCAGGGTGCAGTGGGATATGGCTCAGAATGAACTTATCCACAAACACACGAACACCGTGCATCTGCTCAAAGCCAACTGCACGATAGTCTTCATCCTTAAAGATGTCATGGTTACCACGAATCAGGATCTTACGGCCGTTCATACGCTTTACCAGTTCGAGATACTTCTTATTGATTACTACGTCGCCAAGAAAGTAGACAGTGTCCTGCTCTTTCACTTTGGCATTGTGGCGTTCAATCATGGTCTCGTTCATCTCTTCAGTCGAGGTGAACGGACGCAGCGGACTGCCGTCAGATAGTTTGAACTTTTCCCACGAGTTCGTATGACCAAGATGATGGTCAGAGATAACGAATCTGTTTACAAATCGAGTCACATTTCCACCATACGTTCGTATGCAGCACGATCGGCTTGCTCATCGAGCCAAGCTTCATAACCTTCCCAGAATTCTTGTTCTTCAGCAGACATCATCATATCCTTCTTCATTATAGATCCACCTTACCAAATCTGCAATAAAATGTACATGTTTATTTTTATGAAGATACGTAATTGTCGAGAGTGGTAGAAACTTTAGTCATAAGTTTGACAAATTTTGGACGAGGTTTTTGGTTAAGGATAATATCGTCGACGGTTGGTGCGACGAAGAAGTTTTTGTAGAGGACGATAGAATATTCGAGGTCGGGATTTTGATTGATAAAATCGACGAGAAGTTGAATGGTAGGGAATTTTGGCGAAGAGGTGTCGAGGTTGTTGTTAAGACGATCGAAATATTGAATGGAGTACATGTGTTTTTTCCTTCTTGATTATAGGTCCACCTTACCAAAGTTTTGATAAAATGTACATGTTTATTTCAAAAAAAGAGCAAAAAAATGGGCGACCCGAAAGCCGCCCATCATGCGTGTAGCAGGAGGAACCCCACCTGTGACCCTGCCTATTCCAGTCGTCAATTAAGACACTTGCCTCTTACACAGTTAAAACTGTATATCCACGCACCACATAGTGTACATCTATTTATACAAGTTCTACAGTCAATTCTAAAGTTTTTTCGCGTTCGGCTAAAAAAAATGCTGGTGTGTGGCCGTCAAACCCACCGCCAAAGTTCAGATGTCGAACCATTTCTTTGACTTTGGACATACGCACACCCTTGATTACAACCTGATCTGTCTTGGTCTCAAGGATATCACCGCTGTTTTCGCCAAATCCGCCACCGACATCGACGATCTTTCCAGTATTTACGATCTTATAGTTAACCATCAATCTTCTCCCATTTAAAACCAAAACAAAGTTCTTGCATCTTGCGATGAAACCAATTAGGCTCATTGCCTTCCTCGACCATCCACCAAGTATTCTTTAGTATCTGGCATTTCCATCTGTATTTAGGATTTTTGACTGTATTGACTATCCAGTCACGTCTGAGATTATCGATCATTTGAAACCTGCAAATTTAATTTTCTCGAACTTACTGACTGGCTTCGATTCATTCTCGAGTCGATAACCAGAGGCGGAGTTGTCGAAGACTGGTCGATCTTCATCCTGAACAAGATCTTCTTGAGCAGAAGCTTCTACATTATACAGACGCATCTTCGAGTAGTCAACACCAATCACGAATCGCTTATGCACTGAAGGATCGCCGTAACGATTCTTCAACTGCTTTACCATGATCTGATTGAGTTGACGTAGCTCTTCACTCGTAATCAAGGCAAACATAAAGTCGGCCGTTGCTGGCAGACCGAACGATTCAGATGTATCTTCGAGACCGACATCAGAGTTGCTGAAACCAGAACGATTAGTCTGAGTAGCAGAAACGATTGGCACGTTGAACTCGACGGCGAGGCCGCGAAGTTCTTCGGCGATCGCCTTGATGTAGGTGTACGAGTTCACGTTCGATCCCGGCTTGATCCTCGACGACGCACAGATGTTCAGATAATCGATGTAAATAATGTCGGGGATAAAGTTCTTCTTGATCTTCAATTCGTTCAAGAGATGTCGAAAGTTTGCGGATCCTGCGCATGCTGTTGGATACTCCTTCACAATGAGCTTGCCTTTTGCTCGTTCCTTGACTTTGCCTACCAACTTGTAGTAGATGGCTTGAGGTAGATCCTTCAGATCGTCGAGTGTTACACCGAGGAGATTGGCATCGATACGCTCGGCGATTCTTTCTTCTGCCATTTCCAAAGTGATATACAAGACATTCTGACCCGACATCAAGTTTTGAGCCGCGTTATGACACATGAACAATGACTTACCGACACCAGTACCAGCAAGAGCAATGTTCAGTGTCTTACGAGGCAGACCGCCTTGAGTAATCTTGTTAAAGAAATCAAGGTCGAAACCGATACGAACTTCCTTACGATGATAGAACTCATAGCGTTCTGCTGCATCATTCAAGAAGTCGTGGCCGATATGGCTATCGAAAGAAACACCGAGTGCGTCAGTCAAGATCTGAGGAATAGCACCGACTGAGATGCTATCCTTCTTGCTGTCGTCTACCAACTGAATAGACTTCATCAAAGCATTATACAATGCCTTGTCTTTACAAAACTTCTCGGTATTATCTACGAGCCATGCCACATCACGATCTTCAGACTTGTCAAGTCCAGAGACAACTTCTTTGGCAAGCTTGAACTGATCGTCAGACAGACCACCTACCTCGTTAAGATCAATCTCGACAGCAGATTTTGTAGGAAAGTTGTTATACTTTCCCACGTATTCATGAATGATAGAGAAGATCTTACGATCTACAGTGTCTGTAAAGTATTCTTCTTTGAGGAATGGAATGACCTTGCGGGCATAATCCTCGTTTTCAATAAGATTTCCAAATATGATGTGTTCAATTCTCATTCATCCTCCATCTCATAGACATCTGCCACTTCGTCTTCACTTTGCATAATGGCACCGTTTGCTGCAGCGTACTTCTTTTCAACGAACTCATTGAACTTAGGACACTGTAGAATAGGATGCCAGAAGTTGAAGTTATAAGTATCATTCAGGCGATACGACTTATCGGAGATTTCTCCAGTAGTCATATCAACCTTTTGGAACCAACCAACCTTTGGCTTGATCACGTGACCAGACTCGAGAGCCATGTCAAGTAGACCAGACCATTTGCTGATGCCTTCTTCCCATGATACTTCGATTGGAATCTTGCTCTTTTCTTTTACAAAGCGAGACTTCTCAACGTTGATGATGAAGTTGTAGCCAGTGACTTCCTTGCCATCTTTCTCTTGTTGACGACCAAGAATGAAGATGTTGTCAGCCGAATAATAGATGCCAGTGCCACCAGATACGACGGCCTTCGAGTACATCTCTTGAGTCTGATAAGTGTGGTTGACCACGATCAGAGGAATATCCTTGAGGTTAAGATGGGGCGTAACCATGCGGAAGAGCGACTTCAACTGTTTTGCGCGAGTCATATCGGCGGCTGAGTTCTGCTTGAGTGCATCTTCGACTTCCTTCTTCGAAGCGAGATTGCCGACCGAGTCGATCACAACGATGACACGATCGCCGCGCTTGATCACTTCGAACTGATGCATA